GGATAAAAGTCTGCAATATCAGGTAAATTAATTACCCTATTATTACTTGAGGAAGAAGGTGCTTGGATACTTATAGACCCACCACCTGATGCTGCGTTTAGTTTAATCTTTGCTGTCATTTATCCAGCCTCCAATGCAGCGACTTTTGTTTCCAATACTTCAATTTTAGCAATAGCCTCCTGTAATGCAGCAGTAAGTAAAGGTACAAGTTTACTTTGATCTATTCCCTGATATACAGGTTTATTATCGGAATCAACTTCATCTTTAGTCCCACTTATAGCTTCTGGAACAGCTGTAACTTCATGAGCAAAGAATCCATCTACTGTTCTATCTGGTTCAGCTATGAAATTAAATCTGTAAGGTTTTAATGTTTTTAATCTTGTAATTCCATCAGATAAAACAGTTGCATTTTCTTTTAATCTATAATCTGAACTTGTTCTGTATTGAGTTGAAGATTGACCAAAATCAATTTTACCAACAGTTGTACCACCAGAATTTTGAAATCTTAAACCAATACCATTTTGTCCAGATGTAGCAGCAGCGTGTTTAATAAGAATAGCTTCATAACCATCACTTTGATTATTTGTAGTTTGCTGAAATCTACACATATCAACACCCCCTTTAACTACATTTAAGAGATAGTCGGGATTATTTGTTCCTATACCTACGTTCCCAGACGAATCTATACGCAGACGTTCTGATCCATCAGTTCCTATTGTTAAAAAATTACTACCATGATTATATTGAATTGATCCTCTATATTCATCTGCTCCAGAAGTTCCATCTGAAAAGAAAATATTTCCCTCATTTGAAGTTCCTGAACGAAGTGTCATTCCAGTACTACTTGAAGTTGCAATAGTAAATGTGTCTCCTGTTGACACACCTTCAGTAGTAGTTCCTAAAAGCAACCTTCCAGAACTATCAACAGTTGCTCTAGTCGTTCCACCCGTATTTATATTGACAGTATCAGATGCGAATGATAATCCCGTGTTTGCGTCAGTACCAGCTATGGAAGCCGCACTTGCAGATCCGTCAACTCCAGAAATACCAGTAGTGCCGTTAATGTTTAAACCCATAAGATTACCCCACTATTGTCCATGAACTACCAGCAGGGATAGTTACTGTTTTGCCACTATTAATAGTGATCTCACCAAAACTACCCGCTCCCCTGGCAGCAGTAATTGTGTAGTCATGCGTTACTGCTAATTGGTTTTCCCAAAAAACAGCATTTGCTCCATCATCACCACCAGTTGCACCGCCACCAGCACCGCCTATAGCTCCCCATGCACCATTGGCATATCCTTCAAAAGCATTGGAGTTGGAATTGTATCTGAATTGCCCATTTGCTGCTGCTGGCTGACCAGATTGACCAGGCTGTTGTGCATTTGTACCAGACGGTACTAACAAAAATCCGTTCCCTGACATTGTTACGTTGCCAGTTAGTGTAGGGCTGGCAGCAGTCGCAAGTCCCCCATTAGCAACACCTAAACTAAATATTGTTATCCATGCGTTATTAGCAGCATTTCTTTGTTTTAATACGTTATTTGTAGTATCAGCCCAAAACATATAAGCATATTTAGTACTAGGCTCAGATGAATTTGAACTTAATGCTACTAAAGCTGCTAATGCACCATTTATATCTGCTCTAACCGCACTTCCTGTCCCATTCGCAATATCCATATCGTGAATTGGAGGACTCATTATTATTCCGTAGTAATATTAATACTTACAATATACTATAAACCTTTTCCATAGCCAACCGCATTATATAAAAAGTTTCTATTTATTACTGTTCCGTTTGCTTGTTTAAATGTTACCTGGAAAGAACTACCAGTAATCGTACCAACTTCAAAATAATCACCACTCGCCATGTTCATAGCTGTTATCCCTACGCTTGGTAAATAGGCTGTAGCACCGCCTAACGCAGCAGTACCAGTAAAGAATGCCTTATCAAAAGTAACGGTCTTAGTGGCTGCTCCAGAAGCTATACTTCCATTGCTGCTTTCTGATCTTTTTTGCATAGAAGCAGTAAAACCTAATTCATCAACAAGAATATTTTCATCAACATCAGTAGAAGTTAATTTTGTGCGGAATTGATAACCTCTGCCTTTAAATGTTCCATTTATAAATGGTTGCCACGCACCCCATGAAGCACTTCCACTTGCAGGATCATCATTAGTTGATCTAAGTTCTAAAACTGCATTTACATTATTAATAATTCCACCATCCCAATCATCCCATGTATCACATAAAGCTGTTCTGTTATCAATTAAATCTGATGCCAAAAATCCTCTAGTAACAAATCTACGTTCTAAATCCAATGCAAAAGCATTACCAAGATCAACAGAATTTATAAAGTTATAAGTTGCAGATGGTTTTACATCACCAAAGAAATCAAAATTACCTATTGCATCAACATCCGTTATTGCATCAAAAGAATCGCCACCATCAATTACTAAAGCATCATATTCATCACTATAAAAACAATCTGTCTTGACACCTTGAAATGGTGGTGAATCTGTATCTTCTCTTCTTATAAGTACAGGTAGCTTACCAATAGGATCTGGTGGGTCAATAATAACGCTTGTAGCACTACTAACACGCCCTCCTGAGTCTTCAAATGCAACTAAAACTTCACCAGCAACCATTGGAATAATTGCTTCTGTTTGTACACCACTTTTTGCTGGTATTAATTCAACTGAGTTATTCCATGTTCCATTACCATCAGTTAAACTTGAATGTTTTATATTTACTTTTCCACCTAATTTAACGTCCAATTCTGTTGTTATATCCCATCTTAATCTTCCACTATTTTGATTTATTGTTTCAAAGCTAAGATTTGATGGAGCAGCAGGAACGGCTGTTTTTCCAACTGCATTTAATTCTAATGTTGCAGGAGTAGCAGAAGGTTCAAATAACGCATTTAAAGAAACAATTCTAAAATCATAGACACCAGCAGTAGTATCTAATATTTCTAGTTCAGTACTACTAACTCTAGTTCTTTCATAATTATTTTCTCCTTTTCTAAAATGCACTTCATATTGACTAGCACCTTTAACGGAAGCCCATGAAAATATAATCTTTGTTTTTGCCTGTTGTTTTTCTTCGTAAAACCTTTCAACAGCATTTAAACTTTCTGGTGCATCTAATATCGCATTTAAAATACTTACATTTCTAACAGGTAAAGCAGTTCCGTCTTCTACATAAGCAAACTTTCCAGAATTATAGGATAAAGCTGTAATTCCATAAGTAGTCTTATCTTCTTTTACATGAACAACTCGCCATTGTGTTGTTTGAACGGTATCGTTTTGTAAAATCCATACAGAATTAGCATTTGGAGCAGATGAGAAAGCAGAATCTACAGTAATAACAGCACCAGAAATACCAGAAACATTTTTAGTTTCTACAGAACCATCAGGTAAAACAACAGATAAAGTTGGATTGTTTGTTGAGTCCAAATCCGTAGCATCAGTATTATCAACCGTTACTGTTGTTGTGGTTGCAGAATTTATCCGACCACCTCTTCTTAAACCAGCTTTTAATGGATCTGCAATTTCAATAACTTGTCCAGGTCTTACTAAAACACCAGCATCTATTGAAGTTGTAAAAGAAACTGTTTCTGTAGCATTTTGCTCTTCATATAATAACCATCTACCCATACGAGCAGCTTGATTACGGCTTGTGCAACCAAATGCTTCGATCTGCTTATGAATGACACCATATTTAGCTTCAGCGACACTATCAGTAATAGTTTCATAATCTTTTTCTTGATTGGTCATATCAAAATAACCAACAGATACAGAAGTGGATCTAGTTTTTAATGAACTACCACTATAGTTAAATCCATCTTTAGAAATATTTGACAAGGTGAACAAATAAGAACTGGTCTTAGGAGAGTCTTGGTTAATAGTTAAAGAACCAGCAGTCCAATATGGCATAGTTCTCATTACAGAACAGAGTTCGTTTATTACCTTAAAAGCATCAGACCTTTGTTGTATAAGTGCATTACAACTAAATCTAGGCTCTGTAGAACCTGTACCAGAACCATCATCTACCTGTGCCGAACAATATTGTGAAGCACTATAAAAAGCAAACTTATCAATATGTGCAGCCTTTACATGATCGCCTAACCCCCATCTACTGTTTATTAATAATTCGTGCAACAGCCAAGCAGGGTCACTACACCATTCATTTGTGGCTTTAAACGTACCATTCCAAGTCCCTGTATATGTAATAGAACCATCAGATTGAACAGTACCGTTACTAGGTATTGGAATTTTAATACCACGCAATTTATACATTCTTGCTGGTACTGAAGGAAACTGTTCAGAATCAAACCTTAAACCAGCATGAGCAATATTTGGATAAGGTCTTTGCTCATCAATTATTTCTGTATAAGAAGTCCAACTAAAAGCATTTTGTAATTTAGAATCTGAACTATCTGCTGTTATACGAGTAACTCTTACTGTTATAGGAAAAACAATACTGCTATTAAGATTTATACGATAATCTCTAGAATAAGCATTGTTAGAGCGACCAATTACTTTGTCTGTTATTGGTGTTGTAACAGTTCCATTATTTTGAATAATTTCTACTTTTAAATCTATTGTTGTTCCCC